GGTTTTAGAGCCTGTTATTAAATCTAAATTTAAATATTTTGGCGAAGCTGACTTCATAAACTATAATTCGCCAGATTTTAAACTTTCAGAGAATTATCGACTGTGGGTTGCACTTTTGCAATTTGAGTTAAATAAAAATTGTAATGCGAATCTTAAAATAGATGGCGAGTTTGGCCCGAAAACTTTAGAGGCTACAAATAAAATTGGCATAATGAAAATTGGTAGCACCGGAACATTTGTTTCTCTGTTACAAAATTTTCTTAACTCATGTTATTTAGATCAGATTGAAGCCGATGGTGACTTCGGTAAGAAGACAGATAAAGATGTAAAGAAATTCCAGTGGGAAAATAAATTAAATCCCGATGGACAGGTTGGCCAGAAAACATGGATAGCTATTCAGAAGAAAGTGAGGTAAATGATTATGTTTGGAATCGTTGGAGTAGCAGCTATTACTGTAATTTGTTATTTAATTGGTGAAGTTGTAAAGGTTTCTGCTATTGATAATAAGTTTATTCCTGTGATTGTTGGTGGCGTTGGAGCAATTCTTGGAATTGCGGCATTTTATTTAGGTATGCCAGACTTTCCCGCGACTGATATCATTACCGCAATTGCAGTTGGAATTGTATCTGGACTTGCGGCAACCGGAGCTAATCAAGCAGTAAAACAACTTATAAATAAATAATATACTGGAGTGATTAGATGAGCAAAGTACAATCAATTACATTTGTATTTGAGAATTGCGAATCACTAGAATTACCGATTAGGTATTTCGGCATTGTAGAAATCAATGACATACAAACTCATATAAGACGAACTGCAATTAATGCAGTTGATAGATTCGAGGAAGCCAGAGATGTCTTCCTCGAAATTTTTTCTGAAGCTAATAAAGAATATGATTGGGAGCTTAACTCATATAGATTTATTCGGTTACAAAAATTTCGTGACATAGTATATCTCGACATTAAATATGATGACGAAAGCACAGAGTCAATATATGTTGATTACGATTCTACGTGTGCCGACAACAATAAGAATCAAGATATGTGGGTTTCTAATCTTGGGAATTTATATATCGCAATCAGCAAGCGAAAAGCTGTTGCTGATTTTATTTATGAAAAAGATGCAAATAATGAAATGGCAGTTGGAATGAGAAAGAGCTTTGAACTCATAAATGAAGTTCAGGAGCATGTAGACTTTCCGGTGCCAGATCAATAATTATTTAAAACTAATGACCGTCACGGCAATGACGGTCATTCATAACCACCGGGGAATCCGGGACGTTTAACAAATTAGGGCAGTCAATTATGACTGCCCTTTTTTTGCTTCGCATTTAATGCTTGCGAATATCCTTTATGAAGATAAAAAATATTTGTAAAAACTAAATGCCAAAACTAAAAGTCTTTCTCCTTCGTTTGGGGTGTCGCAAACGTAGCACCACACTTTGCGACACTAAAGTGAGAAAACCCAGTAAAATAGCATATTAGAGACTGCCGAAAGCGGGACTCGAACCCGCACGAAAACTCTGTAAACCGCTTAAAATCAAGGTTTCTCGTGTTGCTTATCTGCGACACTTTTAAGATTTTGCGACACTTTAATCAACAGATTAAACAAAGATTTAATAAGCAATTGCTCTGTTGATTATATCTTGTTTTTCTTCAAGCGATCTTCTATCTCTATGATAGTAAGTTTCTGTAGTTGTTTTGTCGGTATGTCCTATCTGTTTAAGTAGCAACCTTTCGTCCACCCCATTGTCACATAATTTGCTACATACTGTTTTTCGAACCTTATGCAACCGTCTCGGTGGTATACCCAACCGAACACACATTCTTGCAAGCGCATCACCAATATTTCTGCCGTGAAGTCGCCTGCCTTTTTTAACAAACACATATTCGTCACTCTCTGCCTTATCTTTTAATTCCTTTATATAAGGAAGAACTGCATCGGGCAGAACAATCTTTCTCGTACCGGCTACTGTTTTTGCATGATCAACTACTTCAAAAACATTTCGCACTCCGTCAGCGCCTTTGTATAATATCTCGGAATGATTGACTGATATAATTTTGAAGTCATCACTAATGTCACTCCACATCAATCCAGCAATCTCTCCTGTTCTCATACCAGTATAGAAACAAAGTGCTATGCCATAATATTCCACGTTATAACCGACACGATTAATTTCTTGAAGAATCATTCTGGATTCTTCATCTGTGAACACTTGTTCACTTTCATTTTCAATTCTTTGCCGTAATGCTCTAGGTTTGATTGAAAGCAAATCAAGAAACTTTGTGATATATAAGTCCGTATATTTCATACGTGCGGCATATAACCATATACCACTTATCAAGGATCTTAATTTACCCCAACCTTTTGATGTGAGTTTGAATTTGTTTATTGAATCACGAATAAACATTTCCAACTCGTCTTCTCCTATCAGGGCAATATCAACATTTCTCAAATCATCAGCCAATTCGTTGTTTAAGAAAAAGCGGTTGTAATCTTCTTCATACCTATCATAAGTGCCTTGAGATATTCCATCATACTTTAATTTAAATTTAATCCATTGATAGAATACTTCCCCAACACTATGCTTCTCTTTGTAATCTTTGTAGAAGTCAACAATCGCTTTGATAAACTCATCTTTATTGGCTTTTCTGATTTGTTTGCCTCCGGGAAGGCGAGTGAAATATCTCCCATCCTTCCCTTTGGCTAGTCTGTAATTTTCTCCAAAATGTTTTGTTAGTATAATATTCTGCTCCATATCCTCATATAGGACTTTTAATTTTGGCATATCTATTATACCACAATCTACGGCAAAATCAATGATCTTTTTATCTGTCACTTTGTTCCAGTACTTCCAATCCCGCCGCGATCTTTATTACCAAGTGATTCAACTTCTTCAAATTTTATCTCTCCCATTTGTTCTACTATCTCGAACTGACATATGCGATCATTCTTATGAATGATAGTATCTTCTAATGCAATTGCGGGGAAATACCACTGGTCTGAGTCACCTCGGTAGCTGAAGTCCACCTGGCCCACAGAATTTGAAAGAATGATTTTGAAATTCTTATATGTACTGCTCCTAGGATAGATATTAGCTTTATATCCATACGGAAGTTCCATTGCTACTCCGAGAGGAATAAGCTTAAATTCTCCTGCTTTCATTTCAATATCTTCAGCAGCACGAAGGTCAATCAAGTCACCAATGGTAATCTTTTTTACTTTATCAATATCTGTAAAATATTTTATTTTTATTTTTTTAATACTTATCTTATTAAAAAATAACCACAAAGCAATATCGACTATTAACAACACTGTTATAAATATTGTTACCAAGACGGGAGATCCATCTTCTCCTCCAATGATTTTAAATATCGCAGAGATAATCTCATTAACCAAAATTGTAAATAAAAACCATACCAGTCTGTCACTTATTTTTTTACTCATCTTTTTACCTCTCTCCAAACTTTGATCCAAACTCTCTAAACCATTCAATCATTTGTTTTTCTTCCGGGAACCAGATATCACTAGTCTTATGCTCCTGATATAACCAACCGAAGAAGTTACTAATTAGTTGCCCAAAACGTTGATCTGGGAGCTGTTCTTTATGTATCTTTTTGAACTCATCATAAAACGAATCAAGTCTATTAGGATCTCTCATATTTATCACTCCATTCTCTTTACTGAAATCTGAAATTTCTCGTTACCATTCCAAGTCCTGACATATACATCGAGCTTATCTTTGTTTCTTTCAACTGTTACATTTGTTTCTTTACTATCCATACTACCGAGCGTGTTAAGTAAGTAGCTCAGTATCTCATCTTTAGTCATGATCTTTCTCCTTAATCTAATTCTCTAAAACAAAAACTTTCACCACATACGCATTTGATCTCACCAACAATTCCTATTGAAGTCGGAGTAAACACATATGAATATTTGCCGCCTATAGCTCCACCGCGATCACTATGTTTAATGTTATGGTTACGTATCCAGTCAAAGATTTGCTTGTCTTCTTCTTTGCTAACCGGAAAGCCTCTATATAATTCTTGCTTAAGTTCTTTTAACTTCTGTTTTGTCTCAGCATAATCTTTGTCTTTGTATAAATCTTTCTTAAGCAATTCATTCTCGACTTCAAGATCTTTAATCTTATCTCTTAGTCGCTCCTGAATTTCTTTTTCTTTATAAAACTTTTCTTTTATATAACAACATAGGTCGTCAACACTAGGAATATCAAGCATTCTAGAAACCGATTTTTTTGAAAACTTCACACCTATCACTTCCTCTTCTCTTTTCGTGAACTTTTACTTATCTTTCTTGCCGCTAATCCTAATATAAGTATAGGCCAAATAAAAGTATATCCTGCTGCAACAATATATTCATCTGCGCCCCATCTATCATGTGTTTGATATCCAAAGAGAGAATAGTCACCATCTTCTGCGATCATTTGACCTAATACGAATACCCCAATTAATATATAAATTACAATAACAGCCAACACAATCATTCTTTATCCCTCCAATCCAGATCAAACAAAGTATTGAACGGCACTTCGCTCATATCTTTGCCGGTAAAAATGATGTGGGGATTCACAATCATCACAGAAAAATTACAATGAATCATTAGCATAAACAATGGTTTATCATTTATACGGATCTGTAAAATGTCATTTATGTTGAATGGTGAGATAATCTCGTCAAGTTCTGCAGCGTTGAGGGGAATGATATTTGTTTCTTTATTTGTTGCTCCCCACAATCGAAGGACAGTTTGTCTAAGTTTCTCAGGTAAAAAATCATATAACTCATAAAGAGTTATTGGTTCTAATTCTTCTTTTTGGAAAGCCCAAGTCTCACCATAATCTTTATAATAGTAACTAGTATAATCTGGGCCTGGCCATCCCCAAACTTCTATGAAACGATCATCATAAATTTCAAGTTCGTCTTTTTTTATATATATAATTTTTTCTTTCTTACTTCCATACATATGTCCAAAGATGCCGCCAGCATCATCGAGACGTTTTAATGCTTCTTCTTTAGTCATCAACTTATCCTTTCTGCATATTGATTTTCACTCGCCAGCTCTACACCCAATACATCATCAATGTGGTGTGGGCGGTCTTTGATGAACCTCCCGTACTTGACAACTATGTTTGGAAACGTACACAGAATTTGTCTTTGTCCGGTTAATCTCACTTCACTATCTGTATATCCGGTATAAATAACTATGTCATCATTTGACACTTCACGGAAGTCTTTGATAAAAGAGATGAGTTCAGAGAATTGATCGAGAGGTTCTAGACCAGCTACTACTACGCTTGAAGTAAGACTATTGCTTAAATATCTATCAATTAATTCTTTATTACTTATTCCAATATCTGGCTTATTTATTAAGTGGCTATTCTGGCATATCTTACAACCATTCAGCACGTCACACTTAAAAGTGCAACGTGCCGTGGCTATAAGCATTGCAGGCTTTTTATAATTTGTCAGATCTTCATCTACAATGCCTTTGACTATCATATTAGTCCTCCAGTTTAGTAGCATTAAGTTGTGTTCTATCATCGAACTCCGCTTTCTTGCCACGATTGAAATTATCTACACAACGAAGATAACCAGTAATTCTCTGATATTTCTTAAGCTTTTGTTTGCATATAGGACATTTATCAACTATCTCTTTTACGTACCCATGTTCATTACAATATCTTGATATAGGAGATATACTCATGTAAGGTTCTTTATAACGAGTGAACATTGCCTTAACGATTTCTTTAGCATTATCACCTGATATAGCACCTTCCATATATACATGAATTACAGTCCCGCCAGTGAACTGAGTTTGAAGTGTTTCTTGATGTTTAAAAGTAGAATCTATACCAGTAATATATTTCACAGGAATATGACAAGAATTTGTATAATAACAGTCCTTACCTTCACCTTGAGTAATTATATCTTCATAATCTTTTTTATCCCTTAATGCAAGTCTGTAACAAGTAGCCTCTGCTGGTGTAGCTTCAAGATTCCACAATACTCCGGTTTCCTCTTGATATTCTACAAGTTTATTTCTTATATATTCATTTACTTTTTCAGCAAATGCCTTGCCTTTTTCTGAAAGAATATTTGCATGATCTTCAAAGAAGTTTTCACACATTTCATTCATTCCTATAACACCAATGGTGGAAAAATGATTATCAAATGTGCCAACATATTCTTTAAAAGCAGGGATTGCTCCGGTATCGAGAATGTTTTCTTGCAACCACGCTCGTTTCATAACTAAACTTTTCTTTGCTATGTCAAGATAATATTCTAATTTTTTAAAGAACTGTTCTTCATCTCCTTCACTCTCGTATGCTATTCGAGGGAGGTTAATTGTAACAACTCCTATAGAACCAGTACTATCACCTGAACCAAATAAACCACCATTACGTTTACGCAGTTCGCGAAGATCAAGTCTAAGTCTACAACACATACTTCTGGAATCTTCAGGATTCATATCACTGTTTATATAATTTGCAAAATATGGTGTACCATATTTACCTGTCAATTCCCACAGCAATTTATTATTAGGATTATCCCAATCAAAACGTTTATGAATATTATATGTTGGAATTGGATATGCAAAGAGTTTATGTTCTGAATCACCCTCTAACATAATTTCATAAAAGGCTTTATTAAGCATATCCATTTCCTGTTGACAAGAACGATAGGTAAAACTTGCAAACTCTCCGCCGATTATTACATAATCATCTAACAAATCATTAGGAGGTGTTAAATCAAAAGTAAGATTAGTAAAAGCCGGTTCTGCTCCCATACGACTATTTGAATTTATGCTGAATATAAAATTCTGCATACTTTGTTTAACGCCTTTATAATCAAGACGATCATTCTTTATGAAAGGAGCAAGTAAAGTATCAAATGAATTCAATGCAACAGCTCCCATTATTTCGTTCTGAAACACTGTCATCAAATTAGATACTTGATTTAACACACTATCAAAATGTTTTGCCGGAGAAGATGTAGGAATGTTTGGAACTCCTTTTACTCCCTTAAGAAGAATATCTCTTAAAGAATATCCACAACAGTAAAGAGTTAAACCGCCAAGATCATGAATATGCATATGACCACTAACATAAGCCTGTGCAATATCTTCTGTATAAACTTCTCTCAACCAATAATCTTTACTTGCCTCTGATGTAATATATTTACACAAACCACCATAACTATAAGGTGAATTTGAATTCTCTTTTACTCTCCAATCCTGGTTCTTTAAGTAAGGATTTATCATAGTCTTACTACTTTTCATTAAACATATTACCCCGCAGTCTTAAATATTTTTGAGCCATTCATTTGCTTCAGCAAAATTCATAACCTTGCCATCAACTTCAAGCATCGGCACACTCATAAATCCTTTTTCTCTCATTACATCTATATCAGATATATGTTCATATTTGATTCCTTTTGCTTCCATCTTTGACTCAAGAACTCGACAATTTGCACAACCGGTGCTGTACAAAGTTACACTCATATCTTAAATCCCTCCTGCTTAAGTTGATCTATTAATTTGATTGCATCACCTTCGTGTCTTTCGACAATCTCCAAGGTAACGGGCTCGGACAAATTTATTGACATAATTCCGAGTATGCTTGTTGCATCAACAACATAATTATTATGACGAAGCATTACATCACCATCAAATTTCTGTGCCGCAGCCGCTAATTTAAATACTTCATCAACTAATCTTATTCTAATCTCAGCTTTCACCATTTCTTCTTTTCACCTCCTCATATAAAATATATCTAACTTGCTCCCAATTTTCTGCACGAATACCAGACCAATCTTTATTCCAATCATAGTTACCGAAACAAATCTTCATCTGTGCATTACTGGTTTCAAGATTCTTTAGTTCGTCATCAATCAATATTCCACTACTCATATCAATATGGGATTTGTCAGCAAAGCTATCATAGACTCCATTGAATTCTATGTTTAAGCCAAATCCTTTATTAAAATTTTGAACCCATTGAATTTTGCCCTTGATATTTTCAGGTGTTCCCATAGATATGAACTCGACTGGGAATTGAGATAAACCATTGAGAGTTGCAATTGATAACTCTGCACCCTCTTTACAACTGACCAGATCAAAAAATCGTCCGGAGCAGAAATATTCATTCAGCTTTTCTTTAGTTAGCAAGTTCAATTCTGAAAATGTATAACTCTTTATATCTGTGACGGGGACATCAACCCATCCGTCATAGAGTCGATAGTCCTCGTCATACATATACTTGATTGCATCTATAGTATCAAATACCACATTATCTAAATCTATATAGAGAACTGGCTTGACATTAATCACATTAATCATCGGCAACCCTCTTCAAGATTCTTAATCATATGAGATATCTCCCACATAGCCTTTTCAAGATTCTCCTTCGGATCACCTTTCTTATTCCATCTAAGCAAATACTTAAGTGCATTACCAAGATCAACTGCATAAATACCAGTTAAATCTTTTGTTGCTTCCTTGATAATATCAATAACTTCATACTTGCCTAACTGATAATGAGAAGGATGACTAACCATCTTGTTCTTGGATTCATATAAACCGGAATTCTTCTCACGCATCTTTGCTTTTCTCGCTTCTCTATCCGCAGCCAACTGTTCAGGAGTCTTGGGATTCTTACCTTTGTAGCGTGGAGATACACGGATAATACCAACTTCCTCTTGCACAGGTTCATCTCTCATTCTCTCCTCATTTACTTCGACCTGATCTTCATATGACCTACTTACTACGCTCATTTTTATTCCTCCTCATTAATTGTGTATTGTAATAATATAAACTCAAGATATTTCTGTGAGTTTTTATCACCATCAAGTGTGAGATAATAGTAATGTGTTTCTTGATTTCCATTATCAATATGATCACTACCAGTTAAAATATAGTCAGGGTTATATATCAATCTTGTTATATTATTTTTATCTGTAATCATCCTGCGTTCTTGATCTAAAACAAGATCATTAATATTTATTGGATTAGCCCCAACTGTAGTTTCTTCATGTAGATCAATATAAGCCCATGAAATATAACGTCTACAAGTTTCTTGTTTTTCTTCGTCTTTAAGTGTTCTTAATATCTTAATTATTTCGTCCATCTTTGTCTCCTTGATCATTTGTATCATATATTATTATAAATGCTTGTGTAGAAACGTATTTATGTTGTTCAAAACTCCATGCGCTAGAGATAATAAACGGCGTAACAGAATTGATATTTATGATTTTGTATTCTTTGTAATTGTTCATTTAATTCTCTAGCTAGGGAAGCTTCTTTATCAGGGTTTCCTCCAATTTGACATGAACATATCATTATTTATCCCTCTTTGTATAAGTAATCAATTGCTTTGAATAGGGTAATGATTCAACCCACTCGCAAAACTGATGCCACTCCGTAAGCTTATGATCTTTACGCTGGAAATACATATTACGAAGCACCTCATAATTAGCAGTCCATGTTCTTGTTTGAAGCCAAGACTCTGGAAGCCAACGAATAAGTTCTTTCCAATATCTCTTATCTTTTGTTTCATTATATTTCTGACGAAGTTTTTCAAGAGCATCTATAAATACTCCCG